ATAAGGTTTCGTAATAAATTATTATACATATAAAAATAATAAAGATAAAATAATACATAATAATAATAGAAGAATGATTAATAACGAATGGGATATATTAGATTTGTATTTTAAAGATCACAAATATCCTTTTACAGGACATCACTTGGACAGCTATAGAGACTTTATAAAAAATCAAATACCATTTATCATAAAGTCATATAATCCTATTACTATGATAAAATACGATGATTCTCAAAATATGAAAATGAAAGTAGATGTATATATTGGTGGAGAAAATGGAGAAGATATATATATAGATAGACCTACAACATATGAAGATGGTACTCCTAAATTAATTACGCCAAATGATGCACGTATGAGAAATTTAACGTATGAAACTCATATTTTTGCTAAAGTTTTTATACGTATTACGACTGATGATGTAGCAAATACTTTTACTAAAAACTTTAACAATGTGGCAATAGGTAGTATTCCTATTATGTTACATAGTGATGCATGTATATTAAAAAACCAAGGTTCTAATATTCTAAGAAAATTAGGAGAATGTCCTTATGATATGGGTGGTTATTTTATTATTGATGGTAAGGAAAAAGTAATTATAGCACAAGAAAAAATAGTAACAAATAAATTATTTGTAAATATATTGAAAGATGATCCTGATGGCTTTGGACACAAAGGTATAATACGATGTGTTGCTGATAAAGGTGCTCTTGCACCTAGATCTGTAGAGTTTTTTTATATGAAACATCCAATTATAGATGGTGGTTTATCGCAAGATGATAAAATAAATAATGAATATGAGACATCTAAAAAATATATACACGGTTCCATCCATGTTTCTTTACCATCATTCAATTGTAAAATACCTTTATTTATATTATTTCGAGCTTTAGGAATTGAAAGTGATAAAGATATATATAATACAATATTTGGTAATAATTTAAATGATAGTGAAAATAACTACTTTAATAATTTCATAAGACCTACTGTAATTAGTTCTAATTATACACACGAGGATAAAGTATATAATATATTTACACAAGAAGAAGCTATAAATTATTTAAAATTTAAGGTTACATATGCAACAATCGAACACGTTAAGTCTGTTTTAACTATGGATATTTTTCCAAATATTGACGATTTTGATAATAAAGGAAAATATTTAGGGTATTTAGTATTGCAATTTATTAAAAGCGTTAAAGATATATTACCATTAAGCGACCGCGATAGCTATATCTATAAACGCGTAGATATTAGTGGTTTTATGTTAGCAGAACTTTTTCAAGAAGCTTATCAAAAGTTAAGAGATAATACAAGAAATTGGATGGATAGCACATATTATTATGGTTCTTGGAAACAACAAGATAATTATGATAATTTTATTAATGATAATAACATATATAAATTAATAAACTCCATGGCTATTACTGAAACTTTTGGAAAGTCTTTAAAAGGAAGATGGGGTCTTGTAAGTAATGAAGACCCAGAATTAGGAAAAGTACAAGATTTATCAAGAATTAGTTATATTGGTTTTATGTCTCATTTACGAAGAGTTAATATACCAATCGATAGAAGTATAAAGGTGACAGGTCCTCATAGATTGCATTCTCAACAATGGGGTATGATGTGTCCGTTTGAAAGTCCTGACGGAGGTTCTGTCGGATATCTTAAAAATTTAGCATTATTAGCAAAAATAACTGCTGGAATTGATGTTGATAATATAAAAAAATGTTTAATTGATATTGGAGTAATTCCATTAATTAAATGTAATTTATATTCTAATAAAAATATAACTAATGTGTTCATAAATAGTACATTATTTGGAATTACAGGTGACCCAATATTTATATCAAGAATATTAAAAGCTTATAGACGTAATGGGTTAATTAATATTTTAATCTCTATTTCTTGGAATATTAATATGAATGAATTGCGTATTTTTACAGAAGCAGGAAGACCTTGTCGACCACTTTTAATTTTAAAAAGAAATAAAAAAACAAAAATAAATGAGGCAGTTGTATATAAAAATGATTGTACTAACTGGTTTGATATGTTAAATGGAAATCATATTAAACTAAAAGATTCTGAAAAAACAGATGATTATTATTATAGAGATATATATATAAATCCATTAGATCCTGATAATAAATATGAAAGTAATGGTGGTTATAATTATATGTATGATAATAGTTATTATTCAAGTGTATATTCTGGTGGTAAAATAATTAATGATATAACTAAACAAATTATTAATATTACAGGTGGTAAAAAAAATGAAAATATTGAAGATGAAAATATAAATGATGGTAGTGATGATGGTATTGAAAATGATAATGATATAGAGGATATTGATATGTTTTATAGAAATAAATATAAAAGTATTCTAAAAGCTTTAGAAAAAAGTATATCTTGTATAGAATATTTAGATAATGAAGAAACAGATACATCATTGATAGCAATGACCAAGGGAGAAATAACTCCTTATCATACACATCTTGAAATACATGCTTCTACAATTCTAAGTGTTGTAAGTGGAAATATACCAATGTGTAATCATAATCAATCTGTTAGAAATGTATTCCACGCAGCACAATCTAAACAAGCAATTGGTATGTATGCTACAAATTTTAACAATAGATTTGATACAATGAGTTATATTTTACATTATCCACAAAGAGCTATTATAAATACACGAATATCACAATATACTTCAAGTGATTATATGGCAAATGGTTATAATACAGTTGTTGCTATTATGACATATAGTGGATTTAATCAAGAAGATAGTATTATGATAAATAAAGCATCAATACAACGGGGATTAAACTCTCTATCATATTATAAGTCTATTACAGCAACATCAAAAATTATATCTATTAATGAACGTATAATTTTTGGAAATCCTATTAAAATGAAAGAAGGTGGAATAAAAGTACTAGGAATTAAGAAAAAAGATTACTCGTTTATAGACGATAAAGGTTTCATAAATAAAGGTACATATATACCACAAGGACAAGAGGTTATAATTGTAGGTATGTTAAATGTCAAAGAGGTTTATAAAGAAGTTAAAAAAGGGGTTTTTATTGAACAAGTAAAAGAAACTATATATACAGATGTTTCAATAAGTACAGATAATTCACTTTATGGAACTGTAGATAAGGTTTATATTTCAAATAAACTTGCTGGCGAAGATTCAATAATATGTAAGGTAAGATTTTTAAAAATTAAAAAACCTGAATATGGTGACAAACATTCGTCAAGACACGGGCAAAAAGGTGTTATCGGAATTATAATACCAGAAGAAAATATGCCATTTACAAAAGATGGTGTAAGACCAGATATAATTATTAATCCTCATGCTATTCCTTCGCGTATGACAATAGGTCATCTTGTTGAATGTATATTTGCTAAAGTATGTTGTCTTGATGGATTACTTGGTGATGCTACTGTTTTTATTCCTATAGAAAATGAAGCTATATATAAAAGATTGGAAGATAATGGTTTTAATAAACATGGTAATGAAATATTATATAACGGATTTAATGGTAAGCAAATTGAAAGTGAAATATTTATTGGACCTACATATTATTTCAGATTAAAACATATGGTTGCAGAGAAACTTAACGCACGTGGTGTCGGAAAATTGACAGGATTAACAAGACAACCAACAGAGGGAAGGCGTAGAGGTGGAGGATTGCGTATAGGAGAGATGGAAAGAGATACTGTATTAAGTCATGGTATTTCTCTATTTATAAAAGAAAGTATGATGGAACGTTCTGATAAATATACTTGGTGTGCATGCAAAAGATGCGGGACACTAGTTGCATTTAATATAAAAGCAAATATTAATACTTGCAAAAATTGTAATAATGACGATATTTCATTTATACAAACACCATATGCTTTTAAACTATTAATTCAAGAATTAGAGGCTATGGGAATACAATTACGAGTTAATACAGAACATATTGAACTTCCATTGGAACAAATAGATATACAGAGATATAATGGAGATGACGAAGATATTAATAATAATGAAGATATTATTGATACAATTGAATATTATGATGATTATGTAGATAATTTTGATAATGCAAATATGATTAAAGATGAAAAAGTTTGGGAAGATATATACGACCAACATTTTGAAAAAAAAATAGGTGGATTAATAAGTGGTGGTTTAAATAATGAAAATAATTACATAACTGACGAAAATGATGATGATAACAATGATGATAATAATGATAATAATGATAATAATGATAATAATGATAATAATGATGATGATGATAACAATGATGATAACAATGATAACAATGATAATAATGATGATGATGATAATGACGATAATGATGATAACAATGATGATAATAACAATGATGATAATAACAACGATGATAACAATGATGATAATAATGATGATAATGATAATAATGATGATGATGATATTGATGATAGCGATAACAATGATAATGATAATGATAATGATAGCGATATTGATGATAGTGATATTGATGATGATGATAATGATAGCAATATTGATGATAGTGATATTGATGATGATAGTGATAATTAATGCAATTAATAGTTTTTATATTTATTAATATCTAAATATGGTGGTCATAAATAGATTATTTATATATATATAATATTACAATTTTTTATAAATAATTATATAATCTATTTATAAGAAAATAGATAAATATTAGATGGATGTTTTGGGAAGTATAGTATATTCGTTATTGATAATAATTTTTATAGTTTTAATATTTGTCGTAGGATATTTATATTATGATTATAAAAATCATAAAGATTCTTTGAGAGAAGAGTTAGATAATACGACAAGACTAAATAATGAAAAAGACGCTTTTTTAAATAAAGGTATAATAGAGAATTCATCATATATTTCAAATACTTCAAATATTTTACATAATTATAGTAGCAATTTAAACTTTGATACATCAAATATTTTACATAATTATACAACTAAATTAAATACAGAAAATTTGGAAATATATAATAAAAGTAATGAAAACATAAATAACAATCTAAATGATTATTTTATATTTGGTTTAAATACAGATAAAAATAAAGTAACAAACGAGTGGGAAAAAAGTTTGACAGAAAGCGAAAATGATAAGTATGATAAATTAGAATTAATTCGTGCAACATCAATAATATCAGGTTTAACGATAAAGTCAGAAAGTGATAAAAAAAGTTTAGATATATGCAACGCCGAAGGAGGAACTAATTGTTATTCTTTAAATTATGATGATAATATTCTAAAAATTAAAAATAAAAGTAATTTGCCTAATTCCAGTGTTGAAATAGGGTCGCTTAAAGTATATGAAGATATATCAGGTGTATATATAGATAATATATCTTCGATTTCATCTGATAAATCAATTAATATAGGAAAATTGAAAATAACAAACGTTGGTATTACATGGGATGGTAAAAAACTATGTGATCCTACAACAGATATATGTAGTATGACTACTCCAGCGACTACTCCCGCGACTACTCCTGTGACTACTCCTACCACTGTGTAAATAACACTGAATAAATATGCGTGTAATATAATATTTTTTGATTAATATTCATAAAAAACATTAATACTTTAAAAATAAAATAATTAATTAATATAGAGTTGAGTATGAAGTATAACAATATATTGTTATTATTATTACTAATTACAATAATTATAATAAGTATTTTTATTATTGTAATAAATATATCTTCAAATAATATTAAAAGTAAAGAATATATAATATTATTATTAGTGATTACATTTATTACAATAAGTGTTTTTTACATAATAAATATAATGGGTATATATAAAATACCATATATAGAAGATTTTTCGGTTGTTATTGGTGGAAGTAATTGCAGTGATTATTTAAAAAGAAATCCATCTGACCCAATTATAAAAACAACTTATGATAATCTTAAAAATGATACAATAGGTGATATTACAGGAAATTATCATACAGATTATACGTGCGAAGATAACTTTTCTAATGGTATTAAAGGTGGTAAATACTCATCTGGAAAACCTAATACCTATGATATTGGTACAAATGAAATGTTACTAGCTTATATGTGTATTAATAAGAGTCCGAGAGATTTGAAAGAAGACTTAGAGTCTATATATACTTCAGAGGTTAAGTCATTTGTATTATTATCCAAGACTAAATCACCAATATATGATGGCGAATTAAATAGTGGTGGACGTAAAGAATTGATGGATATTATCGCAAGAGATATAAGAAACGAATTAAAAATTAACGAAGAAAAAGTTCCTGGACCAGTTTATATTTGTTTATCTCAAGCACCATATATATATGAAAAAAATAGTAATTTATCTATTAATTTTTCTATAACAAAGCACGGAAAATCTTGTCATGAAGACGGAATGGAATGTGATAGAAATTTATATCTTGAATATCTGTTAATATATCCAAATATAAATAGTACTACATCTGACGAAAAATTAAATGAATTTATAACTATTGTAAAAGGTTTAAAGTCAACAAGTTCATTATGTTGGCTTAATTGCAATATGGAAAAAGATTATGGATGTGGGTGTTTATCATATGAAGGTAAAGACAAAATAGGTGTTGATTATACTTCAAAATGTACTCCGTCCGATACAGAAAAAGAAGAGAGAGAGGGTATAAAAGACTATAGTATAATATATTTCATAAATCCATACATGAACGATAATAATAATCTTATAGGTGGATGGTATTTAACTTAATATATTTAATCATCATTATCTAAGATAAACTTATATTTTTTAATAGTATTCTCTATTGGCATAAGTTTGTATTCTTCTACTTTAGACCAAAAATCATTTATTTTAGGAACTATTTTTACCCATTCTTCTTTATCAAAATTAACTCTTTGTGTGTTTATTTTTTCAAGTTTCCAATATATTAATTTATTGAAAATTGGTTTAATAGTTTCATCATTATCCAATTCAAATGTGTTTTTAAGAAGTATAATATTCTCAATTGAATTGTCAGGTGTCAAATTTTCATCACTATATATGTAATAATATTCTCCTTTTTTATAAAAGTATTCTGCGATTACACCATGATCATATAGTAGTTCTTGGTTCAATTCTTCCAAATATATATTTTCATTTTCAAAAGTTTTAAATTTACATTCTACATAATCACATTCAGTTAGATTACAAACAGCTAATTGTCCTTGTATTTGTAATTTATATTTTTCAGGTATAACCTTATCTATAATTTTTCGCGAATATGGACATTTTATCTCAATCATAATTCCTAATTCATTAATACCGTCAGGTGAAGCACCAAAATGTTCGTTTTTATTATCACAAATAAGACCAAAATCATATATTTTAATATTATTATTATATTGTGAATAACAACGTGAAGCCATTGGTTCAAACATTGTCCCCCATTTTAAAGCAGGAATAGCATTATAATTAATATTATCAATAACTATTTTTGCTTTTTTTTTAGCTAATACATTACTAACATTTGTTTTTTTTATAGCATCACATAAATCACTTGCGGTTAGACGTGTTTTACGTGCTTCAAACCATTCTTCTGTTCTTTGTTTTATTTCTGGTATTTTAATCAAATCAAATAATATTTTTCTATTATTATTAATTTCTAAAATACGTTCATTTATTAAATCATAATCATTTGAATTAATATTTTCAGAAATAGTTTTTAAAGCATCAGATATATTATAATCTTTATTATTTTTTATAATTTTTAATAATTCACAATCTATTTCATTATTACGGCGTTGCGATAGCATATATTTATGATATAATGATATATATTTATATACTTTTATGCAATATATAATAAATGAACGTTTGCATTTATTCATATAATTCTTTTTCACATTTTTTCTGATATGATTTTGAATTTTTAAGTTTTTTGATAAAACCTGCATTAATTTGATTGTATAGTTTCTTACTATTATAATCAATAATATCAGGATTTAAAATCATTTTTTTATTTTTTGTCTTTCTCTCATATATTTCTAATAGTTCGCTAGTTTTTTCGTTAATCAACTTATCAAAAGTCATTGTATCCATATTACTGACTATAATATATATTATATAATCATTTTTTATATAGTAATTTTAAGTTTTCTACTATCAAATCCCCAATGTAATAATGTTTGTCTCAATCTTGGATAAATACTTTCATCGTTGCGTCCTATTTCATTTACTTTTCTCTGTAATTGATTTTTAAATCTTCCATTTAGTCCTGCAGACTTTTTCCAACGATTTATTTGACGCAAATCATCATCTGTTCTTCTTCCATTATAAAAATTACAATACCATTCAATCCACCCATATGGGTCAATATCTTCATTTATCCATTTTTTACTCATCCAAAAGTCATAAGAAGTCCCGACATCAACTTTATAAAAGTTTATATTCTTATCATATGTCGAATTAAAAACTTTATTATCACTTATATTTTTCAAAAAGTTAAAGTTATTATAATGATTTTGAAAAGTTTTATTTGTTTGAGGTGACTTTATTTTTCTAAAATAGCTTCCACCCATAATTCCCAATTTAAACATTTGTTCGGGTGTAATATTAGGAGTAAAGTCAGGATAATCTTTGTAAATCATTATATACTATATATGTGTGTTAATTAAAATGAGTACATAATTATATATTTCTATAACTTTCTACAATTTCAATATATTCTTAGAAAAAAAAAATTATGTACTCATTATTATTAATGATTATTTAATCATATTTAATCAGTTTATCTAATATGTTTTCAAAAGCTTCTTTAGTAAATTTGAAATTCTTTACTATATAAAAAATTGTTCTATATTCTACTTTTGTAATAGTTCCTCCGTCCAATATTTTATCCAAAATTTTATTAGAATCGTCTATAGATATTCTTCCATCCCCTTGCCCTTTTATTAAATTTTCTGCAACTTCTAATAATACACTATCGTAATTTAATCCATCTATAACCTTATAGTAACTAACCTTATTAGCCATTTATAATAAGGTATATATAATATCTTTATATATAACTATTATAATATTAATATTATTATAATGGATATTGATATATTATTACAACATATGAGAATAACTAAACCTTGCAATATATGTAAAAAAACTAATAATAGTATTGATAAAAATATTTGTAGCGATTGCATAAAAATATTAACTCCGCATTTTCCAAATTGCAATTGTATATATTGTAAATAATTAATAATCATTATAATCATCATAATAACAATCATAATATTCAATTAAATCTAAATAGTATTCATTTTCTTCTTTTTCATAATTGTAATATTTTTTTTCTATATTTAAATATTTTATCGAGTTCGACAAAATAATTGATGTTTGTTCGTCATTATTTTCATAATCCATTTGGGTATAATTGTTAATAATAAATTGTATCAATTTTTATATAAAAAATGATAACATTTTTATCATAATTCATAACAATGAATATACGTTATCGTCGATCACGTGAGGATAATATGCATAATGAAAACCTATTATTGAACCCTTTAACTAATAGGTTTGTTTTTAAAACAGGTAAAATTGGTAAAAAAATACTTGATAATATACTTAAACAAAATGAGGAACAAGAAAATAAATATTGTGAGACTATTAAAAATGAAGATATTATTAAAATAATAAATATTAATGAATTAAAAACCGAATGGAATAAATTATATGACTTAAGCGAATCATCTGAAATATTTGATATTATTCAATCAAAAGATAATTTACTTAATATTAAATTATCTAAAACAGAAAAAATAATTGGATTATCAGGTGAAGGAACATTAATTCTTCGCAAACTAAAAGATATCGCTCTTGCTAATAAAGAATACACCGAACTCTATATGCCTAAAAATTATACAGGAAAACATTATGCAAATCCTATATATAATAGAGTTCATGGTTATATGTATTATATAAATGAAACCAATTATAAAAGAATATCAAGAATAGTTAATACTATCAATTTAATAAATCAAAAATATAATTCTTATAAAATGGGGCAAAGTTTTAATGATGAAGAAAAAGAAATTAAAGCAAACGGTATAATTGGTATTGATATACTTTATGTAGAACCATCATGGATTACTGAACTTGTAAAAGGAAGTCCTTTGCAAAACCCTATATTAAATAAAGAAGGACAAATAATATTTGGCAAATCTGCTATTTCTACAAAGACAATTGAAAAAGCTAATGTTTATTTACAAACAAAAATGCCAAAAGAGTTTAAAATGCTATATCCAAAATATATCATTATGTCTTCTACTAAAACTATATCAGTTCAATTAAAAACCTTTATAGCATCTGATTATACTATAGCAAACATAGCATATGGAAAACACGCAAGAACAATTTTTAAAAATAATGACAACTTATTTATTATTGACCCTTGGAAACAATCTCCAGATACAGGAACCAAAGATTTAATTAAAATTATATCAAATTTAGAATTTATAAAAAGAAAACCAGAACAAACTTCGGAAGGTTCTTGTACGGCTGTTTCATATGCGAGAACATTACATATGGCAATAAATGGTTTAGATAAAATACACGATAATATACCATTTGATTACATTATATTAGCATGCAGATTAGTATCTAAATTTCGCACATAATAAATTATAATAATTTATTTTTAAATACGACGCTTTATTAAATCGGTTCCTTTAAGTTTAAGTTCTTCTACACATCCCACACCAAGTAATCCCATTGCACGATCAAGTTCTACTCTTAATATTTCAAATGCTTTTATAACACCTGATGTTCCACCTGCGGCAAGTCCATAAAGGTATGGTTTTCCAACTCCAACTGAATCTGCACCAAGTGCTAATGCTTTTGCTATATCTGTTCCTCTTTTTACCCCTCCATCAAGAATTATTTCAACATTAGAGCCAACCTCTTTCCTAATAGATGGTAAAACATTAATTGTAGCTGGCGATGTTTCTAATTGACGCCCTCCGTGATTAGATACCCATATTGTAGAAAATCCAACAGAAAGTGCTTTTTTTGCATCATCTGGACGTATAACACCTTTTAGAGCAGCAGGACCATTCCATTCTTTCATTAACCACTCAGCATCTTCCCAATTAAATGATGGATTAATTTGAGAGTTTACAAATGCGGCCAATGAATCTGCAGGAACATCTGTATTTATACATGCATATTTATATGGTTCATTCGATATAAAGTCCCACGTCCATGCTGGAGACTTTATTGCTTCGTATATTTGATTAGCACTATAATTAGGAGGAATAGTAAAACCATTTCTAATATCACGTTCGCGATTACCATACCATGTAAAGTCTGCTGTTAATGCTAAAGCATTAAACCCTCCTTTTTTTGCTTTTTTTATAACATCTTGTACTAATCCTCTGTCTTTCCATACATAAAGTTGAAATACTTTTGGACCTTTATGTATTTTTCCTATTTCAG